CCGCGGTAGGTGCCGGTGATCGTCGCCGAGCCGGCCGCCACGGCGGTGACCAGGCCCGCGGCGTTCACGGTCGCCTTCGTGGCGTCCGAGGTCGTCCACGTCGTGTCGCCGGTGACGACCTGCGTGGTGGTGCCGTCCAGCAGCGTGGCGGTGGCCACGAGCTGCTGTGTCTGGCCCGCGGTCCTCGACGTCGTCGGAGGGGTGACCGACAGGGACTCGATGCCGGTCTGGAAGGCGACCATGTGCGCCTTCTCGGCCGCGTCCTGCGTGGCCGCGGTGCCGGACACGGCGCCCGGGGTGACCGGGTGCATGCCCTGGGAGCCGTGGATCTCCGGGGAGATCACGCTCGGGCCGTGCGGGTTGCCGAGCTCGCCGTCCTCGCCCGCGTTGATCGGGGGCAGGAAGTCGGAGGCCTCGGGGTCGACGGCGGCGTCACGCAGCGGCGTGCCGAGCAGGACGTCATCGACGTCGCGGGGGTCAGTCACTGGTCGTCACCCCCCTCGTTCTCCTCGACCGGCTCACCCTGGGGCTCCGGCTCGACCGGGGCGGACCCGATGAGGCTGGAGCGCGCCTTGCCGTTGCGCTCGGCCTCCAGGACGCGCTCGGCCTCCTCGGGGCTGGCCGTCTCCAGGTGGGCGCGCACGTCGTTGACCGAGCGCTTGGACGGGTCGAACGGCTCGGCGTCCTCGTCGGCCACGAGCTCGTAGCCCGCGCCGGCCAGGTACTGCCGGATGCCCGGGGGCAGGTCGCCCTCGAACGTGGCGACGCCGTCCTCGAAGTGCAGGGACGTAGTGCCGTAGACGTCGGTTGCGGTGTACCCCTTGGCGGGGCTGTGGATCTTCATGGGGTCCTCCGGACCGTCGTGTCGTGCGGGGTGCCGCGCGGGCGCGTGGTGGCGCCCGCGCGGCGGTAGGTCACGCGACCTTGACGTTGCGCAGGACGCCCGCGCTCTTCGTCTTCTTCACGACGACGGCGACGGGGCCCATCTCGGCCTCACCGGTCTTCACGGCACCGGCCGTGGAGAAGTCCGGCAGCCAGTTGCGCACGAGCGGACCGGTGGTGGACACGGCGTGCACGCCGTCCAGGCCGAACCGCACGGCGTAGATGTCAGCCAGGCCGGTGATGCTGCCGCCGGAGCCGCCGCCGTCCGTGTCGCGGGACGCCGTGGCGAGCACGTCCGTGTTCGAGCCGGCCTTGGCGCCCGGGTCGACCAGGGGGATGCCGTTGTACGTCTCGACCGGGTCGCCGATCGCGTTCCGCTCGATGCTGTACTGGCCCGCGAACGAGGCGATGGTCTTGAACAGCGCCTTGGCCTTGCGGGGCATGTACAGCGCGTCCGGGCGGCCGTCGAGCAGGCCGAGCCAGGCGTCGATGTGCGCGATGGCCGCGAACGCCTTGGCCTGGGTGTCGATGGCGGTCCAGTCGACGTAGCCCGTGGTGACGCCGTTGCTCAGCGGCAGGTACTCCGTGGAGGTGCCGGTGAGGAGCTTGTTCATGCCGTCGAATCCGTTGGCGTCCACGGCGGTGTCGCCGTTGAAGAACTCGTCGTTGAACTCGGCCGAGGTGGCCTTGAGCAGCTCGCGCATCTGGAACGCGGTCTCGCGCGCCTGGCCGATGCCGTCCAGGATGCGGTCGATCTGGAACGAGCCACCGAGCGGCTTGAGGTCGACGTTGTAGCGCTGCTTGGTCGCCTCGGTCGGGGTGTACTCGCTGTTGATCGCTCGGAAGGCGGCGCCTCGCTGCGTGATCTGGCGGGTGTACCCGTAGGTGAGGGTGGCGCCGCCGCCTGCGGGCGAGACGGCGTCGTCGAAGGTGAGACGGTTCATGACGTCCGAGGACTTCTCGAACTCGTCGATGATCTGGACGTCGACGTCGTCCGTGACGTTCAGCTTCGCCTGGGCGAGGGTGACGGGCATGGTTGCTCCTGGTGAGGGTTAGCGGCCCCGCGCCATGTTGGCGGCGATGGCCTCTTCGAGGTTTGCGGGCTTCGCGACGCCCTCGCCGGACCCGCCGGCGTGGTCAGTGCTCGACGCGCCGGCCACCGGGGCCTGGACGAGGAGCTGCGGGTTGTCGGTGACGGCCTTCTTGACGATCGCGTCCACCTGGGTCGCGAAGTCGTCGGCCGTCGGGTCGAGCTTGTCGAGCTGGCTGTTGACCGACCGGCGGTCCAGCAGCTCGACGGCGTTGGCACCGAGCGTGACGGCGGCCTTGAAGGCAGCCAGCTCGGTCTTGAGCGACCGGTTCTCCCCGCGCAGCCCCTCGGTCTCGGCCTTCGCCTCCTGGGCGGCCGTGGCGAGTGCTGCGGGGTCGGGCGGGGTCTCTTCCTTCGCGAGGCCGAGCGCCTTGGCGATGTCCTGCACGACGGCGTCGCGAGCCTCCTGGGCTGCGGTCTGCTTCGCGTTGGTGCGGTCGGCGCCGTTCTCACGGCGCAGCCGCTCGATCTCGGCCTTGGCCTTCGCCGGGTCGTTCCACGGGCTGTCGGCGTCGGCGCCCTGGTCCGCCTGGGACCCGGCGTCGCCGGCCGTGCTCGTGTCGGTGGTGCCCGCCGCGCCCGAGTCGACTCCGGTCGCGGCGGTTCCGGCGTCGCCCGAAGCGACGCCGGGGGTTCCGGCCGCTCCGGCGTCCGCCGTCATGAACCGCAGCCGCGTGAAGCGGGGGTGGTCCAGGCCGGGGGTGGGCAGGATCGGCAGGGCGGTGGTGCTGGACATGACGGCGCCTCCTGGGCGTTGTCGGTTACCCGGCACCAGGCCGGGGAGTGTGTGGGTCAGGCGACGTTGCCGAGGTTCGGCTGCTCGCGGTTGCGCTGCCGGATCAGCCCGGTCTCGGCGACGTGGTCGCGGATCTTGGCCTGGTAGGCGCGCACGCGGGCGTTGGCGGCCTTCTGCTCCTCGGGGGTGACCGCGGCCATGGCCTCGACCTTGGCCTTGCGGGTCTCCCGCTCGAGGTAGCGCAGCTTCTGCCGTGCAGCCTCGGCGTCAGGGTCGTAGTGCGTGACGTCGGTGATGACGGACAGCCCGGGCAGGTACGCCACGGTGGAGCACCGGCAGTTCGGGTGCCGCCAGCCCTGGCGCTTGGCCTCGTCGAGCGTGCCGGCCACGGTGACAGTGACCTCGCCGTCGCCGTTCGCGCGCGGGACACGGATTCGGCCGGTGGGTCCGGCGTCGGTCCGCAGGATCTTCCCGGACCAGCGCGCGCACCGCTCGCACGCCCCGGAGCCGACCACGATGGACACGAGGCTGACGCCGTTGTCCTGCATGGTCGTGACCTTGGCGTCGTCGTACGCGCGGCGTGTGGCGCTGCGGGTGGCCATCTCGACGTACGACGAGAGCGCCCAGCGCCGCCCGGCCTTGTCGACGAAGCCCGTGACGCCCTGGCCGAGCAGTCGCCGCCACGCGCCCAGCTGGGCGGTGCGGGTCGTGCCGAGGCCCAGGGGAACGTCGGTGGCGAACGCGGCCACGGCGCGGCGGTACACGTCGTCAGGGAAGCGCAGGACCCGCCGGGTGACGTCGTCCAGCGTGCTGGTGAGGTCCGCACGGATCGCGACGGCCGCCGCAGCCCCCGGCAGTACCGTGGTGGCCACCAGGGACGTCGTGGGGGCCACTGCTGCGGCCGTCGTGGTGCTGGTGGTGCCGACGACGGCGGACAGCTCGGCCATGGCCGCCGTGGCACCGCGGGTCTGCGCAGTCTCGAACACGCGGTCCAGGACCTCGGGCGCCGTCTGCTGCAGCCACCGGGCGACCCGGTAGGCCTCGGCCGACAGGGTGCCGAGGTTGAGGATGCGCTGCGGTGCTGACTCGTCCGCCGCCAGCCCTGCGCGGACCTGCATGGCCACGGCGGCCACCAGGCGCCGCTCAGCGCTGGAGAACAGCTCCACGAGCTCGGCGACGAGGCGGTCCAGGCCGTCGCGGTCGTCCGGGATCCACTGCGGCATGGGCTACTCCCCGGCGCTCGGCTCCAGCTCTGGCTGCTGCCCGATCGCGAACGGGTCGGGCAGCGGGCCCGGGGCCTCGGACAGGATGCGGGAGACCTCCTCGGCCACCTGCGGCTCGTCCCAGTCGGGGTGCACCATGCGGACCTTGGTCTCGGTCGATGCGGCCTGGGCGGTGGACAGCGCCTGCACGGTCTGGGCCATGACTAGCGCGGAGTCCTGCACGGTGTCGGGGAAGGAGACCGAGACGGGGTCGAGCCAGTCCAGGCCACGCGCACCGAACACTGCGGCGTCCACGCTGAGCATCTTGCGCAGCAGCTCGGCCACCGCGGGGATCTCCTTGCGGATCTTCCGGTCGCGGGTGCTGAACGACTTCTTCTCGCGGGCGTGGACCTCGGTGGCGGTCATGACGCCGTCGGTGCCGTCGGCCAGAGTGGCGTTGGCGTAGCCGGCGTGGCTGATCGTGCGGCGCACCGAGTCCTCGACGGCGGCCAGGTGCTCCTCGACGCGGATGTCGAACTGCTGCGGCGTGATCAGGCCCTGTCCGGTGTCGCCCTCCAGCGGGGGGCGACGGACACCCTCGTAGACCTCGCGGTCCAGGTCGAACGACGCGCCCTGTCCGGGGCCGCGAGAGTCGAGCATGGACTCCGGCACGATGATCCGGCCCTTGCCGAGCCGGATGTCGCGCCACAGGGACGAGTACGCCTCGTCGGTGGCGTCCATCAGACCCATGATCGGCCCGGCCCAGTCCGACTCGCCGAGGTGGCGTCCGGTGGGGTTGGTGCGCCACTCCTTGGACGGGGTGCGGTTCGGGATGTAGACGACGCACAGGCCGGGCGTGCGAGGTGCGACGAGCACGCCGTCGGAGTCGACGCGGCCGGCGTAGGAGGCGGTGTCGGGGTGCTCGTCGAGCGGGACGGCGTGGCCGAGGCGCTCGGTGGTGCCCTCGTAGAGGCCGTGCAGCACCACGCCCATGCCCATGCTGTCGAGCTCGTGCCGCTCGAGGTGGCGCCAGACCTGCTGGCCGGAGGTGCGCACCACGCGCCAGAACGTGACGGCCTTGAGCGTGCCCCACTCGAACTCGGGCCAGGCGGCGTCGGCGTCCACGGTGGTCACGAACGACCGGCCGGTGCCGCGTGCTGGATCCCAGGTGACGCGGTGGTAGCGACCGCCCAGGGCCGCGCCGACCTCGGCACCGGAGGCCAGGGCGTCGTGCAGGCCGTGCTCGACGTACTCGTCGAGGCGCTCCTGCGTCTGGACACTGCCGGTGGTGGCCACGATGGTAGGCGGCTCGGAGTACATCAGGTCCGCGGAGACGCGCGCGAGGTCGGCGGCCACGGGGATGTGCAGGTGGTCGCCACGGTGGGAGGAGCTGGTGGCCTGCCGGCCCCACCACATCCGCGTCCAGAGGCGGCCGAGCGGCCCGCTGGGGCGGGGCCGGTCCCAGCGGTCGCGGGAGTCGGTGACGCCGCGGCCGTAGACGGCTTCCAGCCGCTCGGGCGTGCCGACGTACCAGGCGTCCCACTCGGCCAGCCGCGGGGTGACGGCGGCGAGCTCCTCGGGGGGCCAGGGTGCGTCGGTGGTGGGGAGAGGCATGCGGGTTACTCCTCTCCGGCGCCGGGCGCGGTGTCGAGTGCTGGGGCCAGCGGGATCAGGTCGCGCCAGGACTGGCGGGGGGTGTAGACGGCGTAGCGCAACGCGTCCGCCTCGTCGTCGTCGGCCTTCACGGGTGCGGTCTCGCCGCGGGCGGTGGCCTTCTCGTCCCAGACGTAGCCGGGCAGCTTCTCGATCAGGTTCTTGCACCGGTCGGACACGGCGAGCTTGTCGACGGCGAGCAGCGAGGCCACGGTGCGAATGCCGGGCAGGACGGGCTTGTGGGCCCGCATGACGTTGCTGTGGCCGTCGTGGAACAGCTGCGTGCCGAACACAGCGGCGGCGGGGTCGTACGCGATCCACTCGGGTGCCCAGCGGGGCCGGGCGACGAGCCAGCGCCGCAGGTCCGCGGAGTGCTCGCCCACGGTCATGGACCCGGGCGCCCACTCGTCGAGCACGTACAGGCGGTGCTCACTGTCGTGGCCGGCCCGGGTGTCGGGCCCGATGCCGAGCAGGTAGCCACGCGTGGGGTGCACGGTGCCGTAGTCGGCGGCGAACATCAGCACGCGGTCCATCGGCGGGATGTCGGCTGCGGCGATCACGTGGCGGTCCGGGTCCCACGAGTCGTACACCGCGCCGGCGGCCTGGACCCACTCGCCGAGGATGAACCGGCGGTACCAGAGGCCGACGTACTCCTTGCAGATCTGCGCGACGTACTCGGGGTCAAGGAACGTGTTGTCCGTGAGCCGGAACTTGAAGATCTTGTACCCGAGCGTGGCGGCCCGGTCGATGACCTGGCGCTTGAACCAGTGCGCGGGTCCGTCGGGGTTCGTGGTGGCGAGCAGGCGCGCTCCGGGGACCGACATGCGGCCCAGGAGCTGCGTCCAGAACGCCTCGGCGACCAGCGTGGCCTCGTCGACGTACGCGCCGGCGACGGTCAGGCCTCTCAGGACCATCTCCGCGCGGGCGTCGGACGCGCCGAGCACGTGCACGGTGCGTCCGAGGATCTGCGCGGTGGGCGCCCCGGCGGTGTACCGGACGTGCCCGGCGAGCTTGCCGAAGATCGCCGGGTCCTGGAGTGGCTGGAAGACGTTGCGGGCGATGCTCTCGCGCGTGCGCCCGACGACGACCAGCGCGCCGGTGGTGGGCGCGGACCGGACGAACAGCAGCCAGGCGATCAGGGAGGCAATGGTCTTGCCGGCGCGAATCGAGCCGTGCCAGACGTTCACGCGGGCCGTGGCCCGGGCGATCGACCAGGCCTGCTTGGCGGTCAGCCCGGTGGCGATGACGGTGAGCATGGCCTGGGTGATGACGGCCGCGGTGCTCATGGCTCCTCGGTCTCGTCCAGGCCGGTCTGGGCGGCGACCTCGCCGACGGCGGCGGCGAATAGGTCGAGGAGCGACGTGGCCTCGGCGATACCGGAGTCGGCGTCGTGCTGCTCGATCTTGAGGGACCGGTCGACGGCAGTGCCGACGGCCTGCATGATCGAGAGCTTGTCGCGGAACGGGGGTTCCTCGACCTCGTGCTCCGTGTAGGTGTTGTCCTTGCCGCCGATGTTGTAGACCTTGGCCGGCGTCCAGAGCGACTCGCGGAGGCGGTGGGCGTCCTGCAGCAGCTTGACCTTGAGGTCGGCGCGCATGGCCCGGGCGTCGAGGATCTTGGCTTCGGTGGCTCGCACGGTGTCAGTCCGGTCGGACCGGACGCCGAGCTTGGCTGCCTGGTTGGCGACGGCGCCCCGAGTCCGGCCGAGCTGTCGGCCGATCTCCGACTGCGGGACGCCGTCGGCGACCATGCGGCGGAGAGCTTCCTGGTCCTCGGCACTCCACGGGCCTGTGGCCATGACGACCACCTCGCCTCCGTCCGGGCATGCGAAAGGCCCGTGGACCTGTGCCGGTCCTCCGGGCCTATCGCTGGAAATTCTCCAGCCAATCAGAGAGTAGGGATTCAGAACGGGCTCCGCAAGGCGACACGCTGCTCACCAGGTGCTCACTCCGGACATGCCACGAGCCGCACAGCGTTGAGGCTGCGCGGCTCGTGGGCTGTTGAGCACCCGCTTGGATAATGCGGGTGTCAGGTTTGTGGGGTGGAGATCTTCCCGCAGCGCGCGCATCGGCGGACGGTGGTCCCGCAGTGCACCGGCCACACGGACCAGGTCACCGTGACCCACGCCCAGCGGTGGCGGTGGAGCCTCACGACACCCTCCACGCCGGGTCGAAGTCCTCGCGGTCGGCGTACGGCTGGAGGAGGGCCTTGACGGCAACATCGGCAGCGTCCTGCCATCCCATCGTGTAGCGGTCCTCGTCAGGCCAGCCCTCCGCGAGGATGCCGACGATCGCCCGCTTGGCCGCGATGTCGGCGAGGGCGCGGGCCGCCGTGATGGTGTACCCGCCCTGGTCGTAGTCGACGTCCCAGATGATCGAGGCGGCAGATCCAGAGGCGTCTTCGTAGTAGTCGACGCGGCCTCGGTCGTTCGGCCGCACCTTCTCCTGGACCTCGCGCGCGACAGCCTCGTCCTCGGCGTACCGGGCGAGCAGGTACTCGGTCTCGGCGCTCATGCCTGCGCCTCCTGGGCGATCCTGGCCAGGTCCTTGCGCGAGATCGTGCCCACGCACTGCCACGTGACGCGGGCAGTGTCGCTGCTGCTGTCGATCTCGACGCTCACCGAGTCGGCGAGCACGTGCCGGGTTTCGGCTCCCGCTGCCTCCAGCACGAGCTGTCCGAACTTCCGGGACGTCTGCGGGTCCATGATCATGCTGCCGATCCTTCCACTCGGACCCGGGTAGCGCGTCGTGCCGCCCGGGTGAACGCCTGCTCGAACGGGTACATGCCGGACCCGTCTTCGTGCTCGGTGATCTGCCCGCGCCGCGCCCAGGTCTGCAGGGTGCGCCACGGGGTTTCGGCCTGGACGGTGACGAGGGCGGTGGCGAGCTCGGAGAGCGTCATCAGCCTGTCGCCGAGGGCCTCGACGACGTACGCGG